ATGCAGAAGATTGTGGACGCAAACGAGAAATTAGTTAAGGAGTTGAAAGATGCCAAAGATTGAACTGATACAAGGTGATTGCTTAGAGCAACACGAAAATATTGAAAGTGGTTCCGTTGATTTAATACTTACGGATTTGCCCTATGGGACAATGAACGGATTTAACGGCATTGATTGGGACTTTGCCATTGAGCCTAAAAAAGTTTATGAAATCGCAAACCGTATTTTAAGAAAGAACGGCAAGATGATTTTATTCAGCCAAGAACCATATACAGGACAACTCACAACGCAAGCCATTCCGAACGTGCCTTTTAACTACAGAATGATATGGCAGAAAGATAATTTTGCAAATGCCCTATTGTGCAACAAAGCACCTGTTAGTTATTTTGAGGATATTTTAGTTTTTAGTAAAACACACGATACTGAAGCAATTCATCCTTTAAGGGAATACGGTAAAGAATGTTTTAATTATATTGGCAAGAGTAGAAACGAAAGAAAAACAATGCTCGGACACAGAGGTTCAGACCATTTTTTAGAAAGCGAAAATAACCCGTTGCAATTTTCTTTATGTACCGAAAACACCTACAACGAACTAATTCAAGTATTCAACATAGACAAGATGCAAGGATTCAAAACCTACGAAGAATTAAGAGAAATAGATAAAAAATATGATAGCACTTTCAATCTATGGGAAGGCAACAAATACAAATCAAACATCCTAAAATATAAAAAAGACTATACGGGATTACACCCGACACAAAAGCCCATATTACTTTTAGAGGACTTAATAAAGACATTCAGCAACGAAGGTAATTTAGTTGTTGATTTAACAATGGGTTCTGGTTCTACCGGAATTTCTTGTATCAACACAAACAGAAACTTCATCGGCATTGAAAAAGATGGCAAGTATTTTGAAATTGCTAAGAAAAGAATAGAAAATGCTTTAAGTGTTAAGCGTCTGGAAGAGTTAAGAAGTCAAGGCGTTTTATTTTGACCGCGAAACAAAACTGTTTTGAACGACGACGAGGGGGAGGAATAAAACGTATGCAGGAGTACAGACTATGAATGTAATTGAAAATCTTAATGAAGGAGGAAGTACCAACCGGCAATGAGACGCAATGCTAAGAAACGGCCCGCCGCAAAACCGCCGCCGCTCGCGCTCGGCTGGCTTCTCACCGTCAACCGTCAGATTCGCTAATACACCACCGCCAAACTTTTTTGACTTAAATTGTTGCAACCTATGGACATCCGCTTGCGTTTGTGTCATAGCTTGCATCGTTGAGTAGTAGCTGTACTGACAGGTTGTGGGATGTGGACGGGCTGAGGAAAGCGTCACACGCTCGCTTTGGCCCGCCCATGTCTCATCCTTCGCCGCCATGTTCGGCCTGAAAATATCCACCAACTTCCCGTTCCTGACTCGCGCCGCGCAACACGACATGCCCGCCCGGGAACGACCGTTTCCCGCCGCGCCGGACAGCGACCTCGCCGGAAGGGCCGTCCACGGCAACGCCCTGAGCGATTGGTACTTGGCCCTGCCCGAACTGCTCGAACCCAAGCAGGTCGCCATGATTCTCCGGGCCGCGCTCGCGGGCAATCTGTGGCAGCAAACCCAACTGACGCAGAAGATGATGGACACGTGGCCCACCTTCCGCAAGGCCCTGACCGAACTGCGCTCCGCCGTCAAAATGGTGCGGTTCAAGGTGGTGCCATACGTCGGGCGCGAGGGTGACGCTCCAACCGAGTCCGCCAAAGCCAAGGCCGCGCTGGTAGCCCGGGCGTTCAAGAGCTTCGAGCCGGACAGGTTCCGCGACGAGGACGGGTTCCGGGGCATGGTGTTTGACCTCACGGACGCTATCGCCAACGGAGTCAGCATCGTTGAATTGCTGTGGGATTTGGGCCGGAAAGGCCCGGACGGCCTGCCCGAGGACATGATTCGCGCCTCCGCATGGGTTCACCCGCGTCATTATGGCGTCCAGAGCGACGGCAGCATTGGCGTGGCGCAGGAGTTCCGGGGCGACCCGCTCATCTTCCACAACCAGGTCAACCGCCAAATCCTGACGAACCCGTCCAAATTCGTCGTTGCCAAGTACAAGAGCAAGAGCGGCAGTCCGTTGGGGGCAGGAGAAATGCGGTGCCTGGCCCTGAGTTGGGTCAACATCGTCTATGCGATGGATTGGATGCGGAACATGGGCCAGCGGTGGGGTGCGCCGTTTATCGCCATCCCCTACACACCCGGCATCCCCGAGTCTGAACGCCAACGCTTCGAGATAGCGGCCAAGCGATGCGCCGCCCAGGGCTGGATGATTTATCCGCGCAACTCGCCGGACTTGAAACCGGACTTGTTCCCGGCGCAATCGTTGACCGGGGATAATCCCATGCGCGTGATGATTGACCTGGCCGAAAAGTGGTGCGTGCAACTGCTCTTGGGCCAGACCTTGACCAGCGACTACGGCAAGCAAGGGAGCGGCAGCTACGCTTTGGGGGCCGTCCATGCCAGCGTCAAGCAGGAGAAACTCGAAGCGATTGCCGATTGGATTGCCGAAATCCTCGAAGAACAGGTTGCCACCCGGTTGGTCAAAGAGAACTGGGGCGAGCAAGCGGGTGAAGTGCCGACCATCGAAGCCGACTTCACGCACATCGAATCGCCGCTCGAAGCCGCGAACCGCATGGCTATCCTGACCGCTCAATGCCGTGTGCCCATCCGTTCCTACGACGTTTATCGCATCATTGGCTTGTCACAGCCGCAACCGGGCGAGGAGGTCATCACCGGCGGCGTGATTGGCAAGCAATCCGAGGCGTTGACCGAGGAAGAGCGCTGGAAACAGGCCCTTGAACGGCAGACCATCAAGATGCAGCGCATGGCCGAGATTGGGGCCGGCGGCGATAACCCGCATGGCGACAACAACCAGCGCGGCATGGACAAGGAAGCCGGCATTGAAGATGAACCGCCCGAGGATGACCAAGACGACGAATCCGTTGGTTCGCACTATCGCCGGTTCCACAAAGACGCTTTGCGGGATGCCTTGGCGGCGGCAACCCCTGACCAACTGCAAACCATGCAATCCCTGATTGCCGAGGCCCAGGCGTCCGGCAAGCCCAATGGCGAATGGGAAACCCTGCAAACGCTGATGAACCAAATCGCCGCCCAGAACCGTATTAACCTCTATGAGTGACGAGAAACCCAGGAAAAAGCTCAAGTCCGCCGACAAGGCCAAGACCCCTGAGCCCTACGTGATTAAAGGCATTAACCCGACTGACAAACGGGGCCTGATAAAAGTCAACCCCGGCCAGCCGGACAAGCTCCGTTGCACCAAGAAAGAGACGCCATGAATGAGAACGTGATTCAGTGCCGGGCCAACGTCGGCATCACCATCAGCGCGTCCAAGCCGTGGAGTGATACCGAGCCGGTGTCATTCATCTACGCGCCCGCCGGGGTGCATACCATCACCGCCGGCTTCCGCAAGAGCGACAGCATCACCATTTCGGTTGTGGTGGATGAAGCCACCGCCGACATCCTGCAAAAGTCCTTCGAGCAACTGTGCGCCTCACGCCCGAAGCAAGAACCCTACGGCGACGAAGACCACGAGAGCAAGAAGGCCACCATCCGGTTCCAACCGGACGCCACCAAGTTCACCTGGGGCGAGCAGGACGGCGAGCAAGGCGTGATTGTTTCAGGCGGACTGCCCACGAGCTACGGGGCCGAGGCCGTCAATGGCCGGGTGTACCGTTCATGGTCGCCGTCGTTTCTGGCTGATGCCGAGTTTGACAAGGCGGTGCGTTCCGAGGACGGCCACTGGACATTCCCGGACGGTGTGCGCGGCAGCAAGACCAACCCGGCCCGATTGACCGGCGTGGATTTTGTTGTGGGCGCGTTGACCAACAAACCGGCGTTTCTGGCGATGCCACCTGTCAAGGCGAGCAAAGCCGACGCGCCGGCAGAAGCCACGGAGCCAGAGGCCCAAGACCCAGCACCGGAGCCAGAGCCGGTCAAGGCGGATGACCAAGCCGTGCCCGAACCGACCGCTGAAACGGTCTTGGCGGGTCTGGCCGAGCGGCGAAACCAGATAGAAGCCATCATATCGGCAAGCGTGCCGGAGCGGCCCCAGCGCGGCCCGGCCAAGTGCGCCGAGGATGTGCTGGACGATTTGCGTGCGGCGGCGCGTGCCGATGCGCACGGAAAGTTCTCGGCTCCGTCGAGTCGAGCGGGTGCCCCCCGATAACAACGAGGGCGACAATAAGAACAGAAAACAGAAAGCAAACGATGAAAGCAGTTATCGTAAAGGCCCACGCTGATAAAGGTTGGGAAGTGGGCACACGGATAGACGTGACGCCGGAGCAATTCTTGTTGCTTCAGGCCGAGGAGTACGCCGTGACCGAATCCGAATGGACGGCGCGGCAGAACGCGGTCAAGGCCGCTGAACAACTCAAGCAGAGCGCCGAGGTTGCGGTGGACAACGCGATTGCCGCCGCCCGCGAACGGCACGCGCTGGCACCGAAAGAGGACGCCGCGACCATTCGCGCCACGGCCCTTGACTTGGAGTTGAACAAGCCGGGCTTGGGCGTGGCTTACGTCAACAACCTGCCGGTCAAGGCGTCCAAGGACGACCTGCAAGACCGGAGCATCCCGTCCAGTCCGGTTGACGTGGACGAGGACAACAACGTCAAAGCACTGGTGAAAGGCTACCTGCACGCTTCGGAACCGTTCACCAAGGAATTGAAGAACGGCGGTCTGATTCGTGCCTGCCGCGAGAACGCCACGGAGATTGCCAATGCCGTCAAAGCCTCGTGCGAGCGGTCAGTCATCATCAAGAAGATTGCCGACCTGATTCAGGCCGGAGCGAACTTCACGGCGGCGGATGTCATCAAGGCGGCGGGCACAACCCACGCTGACCTGCAAACGGCGGATGCCACGGTGGGAACGCTCAACACCGGACTGGTGCTCCAGTGGAACCTTGGCTTCCTCAAGAACCAGTTGGCGCTCCTGTCGGACATCACCACGGATGTCAGCAATCAGCCGGTGTTCTTCGGCCAGAACGTCATCACCCGCTACATCAATGTGCCGGGGGTGCAACTCAAGAACGACCGCACGGCGGGCATTGTCGGGTCGAGCAACTACGCATGGAAAGGCGGCAGCGGCTCCGGCACTACGGACGTGAACGTGTACTTGGACACGCACGCGGGCGTTCCCATCTCGTTCAACCAGAACATGATGGGTTCAACGGCGCGGCAGTTGTTCAACGAAATGAAAACTCCGCAGATGTATGCGCTTGGCGAATACATCATTTACAAGCTCATCACCACGGCCTTCAACGGCAGCAAACGCATCAGCAACGACAACGCGACGGCGGATACGGTGGTGTTCGCGCCGGCCTTCACCAACGCGGCGGGCGGTCACACGTTTAACGTTGCGGGAGCCGACCTGTCCACGTTTGTTGCGGACTTGCCGCAGGCGATGGATGAGAGCCAGTTCCCGGGCGGGGACGAGGAACCGGGCGCCGACAACCTGCAACGGTTTGCATGGGTGCATGGGCGGATCTCTGCCAGCGTAGCCGCTGACACCAACTTCCTCATCAACCAAAGCATCTGGGGCGCGGTGGCGCGGTCGGGCGAGAACACGGTGGGCACCGGGCGGTTCAGCCGCTTGGGCAACATCAAGTTCCGCAAATCACAACTGGTCACTGACCAGGTTTCTGTGACGGGCACGGGCGCGGACGGCACGACCAACGCCTACAAGGTGGTGGCGGGCGACTTCAACAGAGCGACCAAGGTTGGCTTGGCGGGCACGCGGTCGGCGTTGTTGTTTGTGAGCCGGGTGCCGGTGGACTACACCAAAGCCTTGCCGGAGATTCCGAGCACGGCGGCGGTGGAACTGGCGACCGAGCCGGAGACGGGCATCACGTTCATGGTGGTGAAGTATCTTGACCACGCATACGAGACGGCGAACATGCGGGCACAACTCATGTTCGGCACGGCTATCGGCCACGAGAAGCAGGGCATCATCCTGGTACGCGAATAAGGCCGATTCAACGACGTTCTACGGTCACGCGAATTGGTGGCCGTAGAACCAACCTTTAACCTTACTGAAAAGAAAGAAGAAAGAATGAGAACGACAGCAAAAATACTGATTGGATGCGCGGTCTTGGCATGGGCGTTTCAAGCCGTGTCAGCCGAGGTAGTGCGCGTGACCTCCTCGCCGATTGTCTCGGGTCTGACCCTGACGAACGGCGGGAGCAGGGTGCTCAACCGCGACATTGACTGCCGCTACGGCAAGGAAGTGTATGTTTCCGTGAGCTACCAGTGCGCCACCAACTACACGGATACGTCCACTTATGGAACCAAAACGAACCTCATCGTGGCGTTTCAAAAGGCGTTTGATTCCATTGGCGGCGAGTCCTCCGTGAACCGAGCGTTCACTGATGTCCCGTTGACGTTGACTATCCCCGGCAACACGGTTGGCAAGACCTTTTACGCCATGACCAACATCAGTGTTGGAGCCTGCCCGGTGTTGCGGTTGTGGTGGGTCACCAACGATTGCGGTGTGGACGTGAATTGCAAGTTGACGAACATCGTGGTCAAAGCCTGGGTTAAGTAGGTTTATCCTCCCCGCTGACCAACGGGGCGCGGGCGGCATGACGCTACCCGCTCGCGCCCCTCACCAACCGCCATGCAGAAGCCGAGCACCACCAACTGGATTATCCCCGAACGCCACGACCTGCTCATGGTCTTGGACGCCAAGGTAATCGAGAACGCGGACGGCACCGTCTCGCCCACCGCGCACTCGGGCGACCCCATCGAAGATTTCACGCAAACCCGAAGCGCGTTTCTGGTGCAGAGCGCGATTGACCGGGTGCGGGCGGCGATTCGCAACGCGGGCCATACCCCGCTCAGCGTCACGCCCGGAACCGTCCCGCCCGAGGCGTTCATCCATGTCCTGAACCTGGCCGCATGGCAACTGGTGAGTTCAACGCCGAACTTGCAAATGGTGGTGATAACCGAGCGCGGGGCCTACTCGCCTTTGGGCGATGCGTTCAAGGCGGCGGAGAAGTATCTGGCCGAAATCCCGATTCGGGCCGTGACGCCGCCGACCGACCCGACGGGCCGGGATTACGTCAACCCGGTGACGTGGATGGATGACGTTGAGGAGTACACGCAAGCCGAACTGGACGCGCTCACGTGGACATGGGCCGAGTTCAGTGCCCTCGGCTATTCCTACGAGGAATGGTCTAAGCTGACCAACCCGCCGATACGCTACACCATCAAGAGCGGCGGCGTGAATCCCGAGCAAGACATGAGCCTGACGCCGGCGTTGACATGGCGCGGCACCATGCGAACGCAACTCGGCACCCCCTGACATGACCCTCGCGCCGCCCATCCCCGTCTTAGCCGACCCAGTTCACGGAGCCGTGGTTGACCGGGCGGTGCGCATCGAACTCATGGCGCGGTCGCTCGAACAAATGGCCGTTCACGCGGCGGCGCAGGAACATGCCGGCACGGCCCAGCAACGACGGCGAGCGTTGCGTGAGGCGGTGGCCGTACTCGAGCGGGCCGCGCCGGCCAAGGACAAGGAAACCGCCGCCCAGAAACGCAAGCGACGGCGGGCGGTGTTGAGTGCCTTGGCCCTGCTGTTATTCGCTGCTGGCATCAATTTTCGCCGCGCAAAGCGGCTTGGGCTGGAATCCCTCCTAAGCCAGCCTCGGGGTGAGGGTGTCGTTTCCCGTCCTCACCCCGCTCTTTCGACCGAACTGCTCAAGACTTGGGCCGCCAAGCTGGCCGCGCTGGAACGCGGACGCGGCAAAGCGGTGGGCATCATCGAGCGGGGCCTGAATCGCATGGTTCGGGACACGCGGAAAGCCGTGGGGCGCGGCGTCAAAGGCGTCAAGCTGACCACGGCCAACCGGGAGGCGATGCGCCGGAGCCTGACCAAAGCGGCACGGGACGCGATTGGGTTGACCGGCCTGTTCCCACGTGAACCGGCTGGGTTGGAACGTCTGATTGGGCAACGGATGAAGTTGCTGGAAGATTTTGTGCGTGAGTTGCCGGTCAAAATCGCCGGTGGCGGGCCGACTGAGTTCGAGCTTGAGCGGGTGATTGAAACGGAAGCCACGGCGATTGCGGGCTGGCTGAACCTGCAAGTGCTGCGGGCGGACGGCTATGACCGCAAATCGTGGGTCACGGTCGGGGATGACCGGGTTCGGGACAGTCACGTGGCGTGCGAGGCGGAGGGCGCGATACCGATAGACGCCCGGTTCTCGAATGGGTTGCTGTACCCGGGCGACCCGGACGGGAGCGCGGATGAAACCTGCAACTGCCGGTGCTGGCTGGTAGGCGAGCCAGAGGAGGCCGAGCGATGAGAGTCAACGTGAACGTGCAGGTTGACTTGGAACCGCTGCGCCAGCGGTTGGAAGCCCTGAAACCGCCGGTGCAAGCCGCGATGGCGCAGGCGTTGTATGATATTGTCATCAATAACTTCGGCGCGACTGGCGTTGACCGGCCTTGGCCGTGGAAAGAACTCCGCAACAAAGAATATGCCCGGAAGATGGGCCGTAGCTTTGCCACCTTGTTTGTGACGGGCAAGTTGCGCGACACGGTTGAGCAGGACAATTCCAACCCGGAGTTTTCGACCGTGAGCATGGGCAACACGGACAAGGTTTCCTACGCGCTCGCCCACCACTTCGGCGCGGGCCTGCTGGCGGCGCGGCGAGTGTTCCCGATTCAGGAGAACGGCGAACTCACGTGGTTCTCGCGGGAGCACATCACAGACGAGGCGACGCGGACGTTGCGGGAGGCATTGGCATGAGTTGGCCGCGCATCACTTCAACCGAGTGCCTGACCATAGACACGCAGGCGCGCGGACTGGCGTTCATCTTGGAACGGGACTTTGCCGGCCCTCGGGGCGGCGTGGTCAAGGTCATGGAGAGCATGTATCACTTGTGGGAAGAGGTGATTTCCACAGATGACACGCCGCGAGTGCTGATTTGTTGCACCGGCGAACAGTTGCGCGGGCCGTTTGAGGAGCAGGATTTGACCTGCCGGGTTGACCGGCACTGGACGATTGTGCTGTTGCGCGGTCATGGACTGCGGAACCTTGAACCCGGCGCGGACGGCGGCCCGGCGACATTCGAGACGCTGAACCAGAGCATTGAGTTTCTGCGGGATACGGTGCGGGCGGTGAACGGGTTTAGCGCGGAACATCCGGTGAACTATCAGGGTTGGAGCGCGATTCCGGCGACGCATCGGGCCGGGATGGCCAGTTATACCAGCGGGCGCATGAACATCTTTATTGCCGGAGCAGTTTTAGAGTTTAGGTCAGCCAATGACATCCCGCGAGTGTTGGACTTGGCTGAAACAATAACACCCGAACAAGAAGAAGAATAGAAAGGATACTATGGCAGATTATGATAATGCGGTGACGGTGACGGCGGGGCTGACCTGTTCGGCCTTGGAGTTTCCGCCCATCGGAACCCAACAAATGTCAGCGTCCATCGGATACGACGCTGGAACCCCGGCCAAAGATGAATACGTGGTGGTATCGCACTCCGCGCCAACCACACTGGTTCAGGCCGCCCTAAACAAGGAAGGGATGGTGTTTGTGTACAACCCGAGTACGAACGCGCACGCGGTTGGTTTGTTAATCGGAACGACTTCGGTGGGCAAACTGTTCCCCGGTTTTGGCGCGGTGATGCCGCTCTCGGATGAAGCGGAACTGAAAGCGATATCGGATACCACTGCCCAAACCGTTGGCGTCACCTACATTCAGGTCGCCAAGAACTCTTAACCTTAGAAAGGACACTAACTTATGGCTTGGCCGAGAACAGGAGTAGGAACCATTCAAGGCGGAACGGTTGCGTCAGGGTGCGCGACTTACATGCGATGGGGCACACAGGATGCCCTGCCCGACTTCCCGCACTACATCGTTCTGCGCATCAATGAATCGCGCAAGGGCGAGGTGATGCAGTTCGACAACGGCGACGGGGTTCAGTGTGGCCGGATGCAAATCTTCCACGGTGTCGTTTGGGAAGTGACCGTGCGCGACAGCTACGAGTACAAAGCCCCCGTCGAAGGCACGCTGGTTCGCATCGTGGACATGGCCGGACTGGTGGACGCCATTTACGGCAACGGAACCGTCCCGGGCACCGGGCCTGCCCCAGTCTATCAGGCGCGGGTGATTAACAGTTCGTACAGTGCCACGCCTAAGGCACCCGGCGAACGCACGTTGACCTTGGAACGCATCAAACTCATCGAAGGCTAACCGAACCATGAACGCACCACCGGAGGTTCCCGAAGCCGTACGTAAAACCCTCGAACGAGCGCAGTTAGAGGACGAGGTTGGCAAACAAGCCCTGGCCGCGCCGTTGCCGGGGCCATTGGACAAAGTATTCGCGCCGGAACAGACCGTGAAGGTCGGGCGCTGGACGGTGCAACCGTTCTACGACGCCCACTTCGAGTTCCTTGTGGCGTTGCAACATCCCCTGGCCGACATGATGCAGAGCGTGTTTTGCGGTGGCGAGAGCGAGGAATCGCCGGAGCTAGACCAGATGCCACGCGGGCCGAGGGCATGGGAACTGGCATGGATTATGACCCGCCCGATTGACGATGTGGAAGCCGTCATCAAGAAGGGTGGCATGGACTTGGTGCGTGAACAGGCGAAGCAAGAGTTCTCGCGCTTGCGGTTGTTTGACCTGATACAACTCTTGCAGGTGATAATGGCGCAGGTGGGGGTGTATTGGAGCCCGACGATAGGGTATGCGGAGAAGCCCGTTGCAACCGACGGGAACGGAGAGGAGGGCGTGGCGCAAAGCCCGGCCCCCCCTTTAAGCTAATCGGGTCAGCGGTGGACGGCCTCGGTTGGCTGATAACCAAGCGGGCGCGGCTGATGCGGGCTTATGGCTGGTCACCGGATTATGTGCGCAAAGGGATTACCGGGGCGCAGGGCTGGGTCTGGTATAACTGGGCGTTGGAGAACGAAGCCTCGGTTTGGGGCGTTGGGTTGGAGCGCACAACGCCGGGTTATGTGAAGCAGGAATATCAGAAGCGGTTGAAGGCACTTAGAAAAGAGTAAAGACATGGCAAGCGGTGACAAGGCCGGTAAAGTCAAGGTTGAGCTAACGCTTGACCTGACTTCGTTGCGGGCACAGGTCGAAGAAGCCCGCAAGATTATCGGCGGGATTGCAGATGCCGGGGTTGAAACGGGTGGACGGTCAACCCGACGACGGCGACGGGCAAGTTCTGGCGCAACCGAACACACCGCCGACATCGCCACGCCGATAGACGAAGGCCATCAGCTAGGCGCACCAAGAGCCTTTGGGATGCTAACATGGCGGGATGTTCGGCAACTCAGGGATGTCTCACCGGCAGGCGGCGTCCCGCCCATTATCCCGCCAACGGGTGGCGGTCCACCTCCAACCGGGATGACGCCAACTGGTGGTTCTGGTGGTGGCGGCATGTTCGGCGGACTAGGCACCGCCGGCATCACACAAGCCATGCGGCAGGGCGGTTGGGTTGCGTCGGTCTTGTCGCGGCTCGGCATCCCGGCCAGTGTGGCATCCTCGTTCGGCCTGATTGCCGGAACACTGACCTCGGCTGCCAGTGCGGCGGCGATTCCCCTCGCAGCATTGGCCGCTACGTTGCTCTCGTTGCGCCGTGCCATCAAGTCTGCCAACGAAGCCGCTGAACTCTACGCTAAGACGTTGCAATCGGGCGGGTTGCCGCTCGGGTTTGTGTCTTGGCGCAGTAGCTTGGCGAGTATCCTTGGCGTCAGCGAGGATGAGGTGTTGAGCTTTTCACAGGCCGTGTCTGGCCTTGGCGAACGGGTTAAAGATGCCACGGATACTATTGCCCGCAACGCGCCAGAACTGGCTAAGACTACATGGGAATGGCGAATGTTGAAGCTCGAATGGCAGGCGTTCTGGTCAGAGTTTTCAAAAGCAATGTCTCCTGTTTTGCGAGAGCTTCTCAGGGCACTATCTCAATACTTTCATTTGTTGGGGAATGTGATTGGGTTCTCAAATAAGCAACAACGGGAAATGTCAGAAATGGGACTAAAGTTTTGGGGGAAAGTTGCGGATTTTGTCCCTGAAGGGTCAATCAAGGAAGGCATGAAGAAGTGGCTCAAAGAATGGCGTGAGTCAATCAGCGAAGCTCCGCCGCCGACTGCTTGGTCACGCCGGTTGCCGGGTTCTGATTGGGAACGCAAGGGACTTGTCTTAGGCGGGTTCGGCATGGCAGGCGGTATCGGAATTGAAGAACCATCCAAGCAAACGGCGAATAACA